CCGATCATGGCATGGCAATTCGTATGGGCTAATCGCTTTGCATCCCCGCAACGAGGGACAAAGGACGTGGTCAAAAGCGGCGTTTGAACGGGCCGAAGGCATGACCAAAGGGGCAGCAGACGTTATAATACCCGGTTCGCCTGCGTTTGTTTGCGAGATCAAGCGTCGAGATCATACAAAATCTAAATGGCAGGATGGGCAGCAGGAGTATTTAAATGCCGCGCAAAAGGCAGGGGCGTTCGTTTGCGTTGCACTCGGAGCAGACGCAGCTATCAATGCTTTCGCAGACTATTTGGCCAAACGGGGTGAGGCCTAGTACGGCTATTGATGCCGTGATGGAAGGGGCCGAGAGGCTTGAAGATCAGACCCAATCCATACAATCTTGCTGTACGTTCTACATATACCGAGAAGCCAAAAAAATTATGCGTCATAAGACTAAAGTTGATAGGGTAGAAGCTTTAAATAAATTGCCGGAATTGCTTAAACCGCACGTTAAAAAGGAGGTTGAAAGATTATGGAGCGCCAACAAATAGCTGAAATATTTGCATTTTTTTGGAACTGCCTTTTAGTAGGATTAATTTTAAAAATAATTATTTGCAATTGGAAAAAGCCAGTTGACGAATAAAATTTTGTACGCTATACCATATTCATCAGCGCGGTGCTGATTAGATTTTAGATGGAGATTTCAAATGTCAAACCGTTCCCTTGCCGACCAGTACTACGATTTCGACCAAGCTGAAAAAGTTGCTGCAGACGCCAAAAAGGCTATTAAAGCCGAGATCGTAGCTCTTGGCACCGACCTTGTCCTTGGTGACGAAGTTGACGTCAAAGTCAATCTTTCTCAGCGTTCCGTAATGGACTTTGACAAGTTGTTTGCTACCTACGGCATCACTGAAGAGCAGTTCAAGCTGTTTTCGGCATGCACTAAAGAGGGCAAGCCCTTTGAAGTTCTTAAGGTCGTGTGCAAAAAGAAGGAGGCAGCGTAATGCTGCCTTCCCCTTACTACGAGGCCATTTTTTACAATGGCCTCAATTCATCAGCCAAGTTATTGTGGATTAAACTGTACCTTATGTACGGTTATGACCATTTTTCTGGGGCATATGAGGAAATGGCGGGAGAGGTTGACGTTAAAAAATTTACAGTTCGCGCACAGATAGCGAAGCTCAAAGACGTTAATGCGATTGACGTCACGGCTTTTTTTGAGAAGGGAGCGCAAGGCCAATCTGGCAATACGTATCGTCTAATAGATCCAAAGGATTGGAACAATGCCTAACATGTTAGATTACGAGCGTCTTGTACGCCAGAACGCAGATCTCCGCGTTGAGAACGCGAAGCTAAAGGGTAATTATAGCGTGCAAGAAAAGGATGATAAAAGGTGGAATTTAATAGAAGCGCAACCGACGATCGGGACGAGGCAAGAGGAGCTTCGCCTTCGCAAAGTGATACGCGATTGGGAGGAGCGTTACGACATTTTGTCGGAGCTTTACGTCCAACGCGAGATAAACCCGACGGCGGAGTGGCATCAAGTGAAGGCGGAACGGGAGGCCCGTCAGAGGATCCAAACGGAAATGGAATCACGTCGTCAATATCGAGCATATTGGCTGCAGCTGATCGTCGACAAATTGAAGAACTTAACAAAATGGAAGGTAAAATAATGTTAATCAATAATCGTGAAAAAACCCATGGCAATTTTAAAAATACGGCCGAAACTAGCCAAAATATCAAAAGCGTAATGATAACAGGAAATAATTGGGAACGGTTAAACGATAGCCAGCGGGAATCATTAGAGATGATTGCGGTAAAGATTGGCCGCATTTTGTCTGGCGATCACAATTTTCGTGACCATTGGGATGATATTGTTGGCTATGCCCAATTGGCAATTGCAAATTCTGGCCCCAGTATGCCTCAAGTGTCTCAGGATCTGAAACAGGCGATGAACCAATGAAGAAATGGCAGGGATATGCTACTCTGACTGTTGTGTTATTGTTGGCTAGCTATTGGTGCGCGGCAGTTCTTGAAGGCGTTTCTATACCGCTATCCACTGAGATATGGTTAGGGCTGGCGTCATTAGTTTTGGGGATGGCAGCTTTAGCTGCAGGAGTATCGGCAATTACTGAATGGGATTGGGACAAGCAATGACAGAAAAAGGATGGCTGGGGCCATATACCCCAGCCGACCGCCATGCGGATAAAGTTACGATTGATCATATCATTGACCTCCGTCGAAGGGTTTCAGATTTAGAAAAAGATATTATGCGGTTAGAAAAACACCGCGACAATGCCTTGGATATGGTGATTAAATTACAACGTCAGATAAATGGTATAGAAAAATGACCTATTGCCTAATGGGTGAGCAGCGAGGTTTCTTAAGTCGCGGTTCTATGCTAATAGATGAAGGCATGGAACATGATGAAGCCGTTGAGCTTCTTCAAATTTTTAAAAGTGAAATGCCTTTATGGCAATTTTGGTTAGCAGAACAGGAATTTATAGATGGAGAAATACAAGAGAGTGTTTGTTCCGAACCCGAATCTTCGGTTTGACCCAGAAGAACTTTCAACACTCGGTGAATCAATCATATACGTTTGTGACCTACCAATGTTTGATAATTTGATTGGCAACGAAAACGTGCGTCGATTTGAGGGACGGATAGCCGAACGAATGGCGGATTTTGATCCAGCTACTGACGTTATTGCGTATTACGGCGACAGCATGATCTTTGCGATGATGGTCATGTGGCTATCTGATAATTTTGATTCGTTTGATGTAGCCCGCTACTCGTCAAAGCAGCAGGCATACGTCATTCGCGAATTGTCCTATCAGAATTTTATTCTGTAGGATCAGAAGTTTCTTCTGCAGCAGGCGCGACAGACGCCTCTACTTGAGGCTTGGCCTGCATGTGAAGTACCGCGATCAATTCTGACACTTCCTCATAAGCGCCTTTTGCAAGGTGCTTTAAAATCATGTTAATGTGAGCGACGGTAAGTTTTAGTTCAAGTTCAAGGTTATCCATTATTTACCCCTGTTTGCTATTTCCAATGCTTTAGCGACGGTTGTGTCATCTAAATTCAATAAAGGCTCAGTTTGTTTAGCCTGGTTATTTTTAATATGCTCTGCCATTTTTATCAACTGGTTAGCTTTAGATAATGCAGAATTGTTAGTACGGCCGCCAGTTGCGCGTGCAATAGGCGTCAATCCCATTTTACGAAGCTCATCGTCAATTTTTGTTTTGTTTTCTATCGCCCTGTCTTGAGCTGTAAAATAATCAGATATAGTTGGCTTCTTTGGGGTGCCATAGGATTTTTTCATTTCTTCTTCAAACTGTCGTGTAAACGGATTCGAAGACGGCTCCTGTACCGCAGATTTTTCCCCTTCAAGCTGTGATAGCGTTCCGGGTAATGTTGCCCCAGGCATTGTGGCTAATTTACTACCTTTACCGGCATAGTATGCGGTTTCTCCTAAAGCGCGAGGTGATTTTAAAAACATTGTTGGCGGGATAGCCAATGCTGCATAGCCAGGGTGCGCGCCTGCGAGCGTCGTTCCGTAATAGCCAAGCGCGCCACCACCCATTAAATCGGCAACAGAGAATTTAGGAGAGCGGGATAAATCGGCACCAGATATCATTTTGGGAATAGAAGGATCTATTTCACCCAATTGATCAATTAAGGATTGTTTTTGACCACGGTTTCGTGTTGACAATATTTTTTGAGCCTGCTGTTCAGGCGTCATATTACGGTTTCCTAAACCGCGAGATATATCGGATAATTGATCGCTGGCAGAACCATATTGTTCCATAATGTTTAAATAATTTGGATCAATTTTGCCAATAGTCCCTTTGGTTGCGTCAGCAACATCTAACGCAAGTTTGCCACCGGGGGTGGTCGGATCCTTGGCAACATCACGAATAGCTCGTTTTAGCAAATCAAGCTCATGCAAGGTATGTTGCCCTGGGGTAAACGTATAGGCAGGCCCAATCTGACCTTTTTCAAAAGCATCAACCATATCACTAACTTTTTGAGCTAATGGATAATTGACCATGCTGTGTTGAGTATCTGCAAGCAACTTATCGGACGCGGCTCGTATTGCGCTTATGTCGGCACCTGTACCATTTTGTAAGGTGCTCTTACCAGAAAGATAATTTTGCGATCGCTGGTTTGATAAATTATCAACGGCTGATCTAACCCTATCAACAATATCAGTTTGCGGGGCAGTTTTTCGCATTTGCCCCAAGAACTCTTTATCGCCAGACAACATTCCGCTTTCGCGGCCTGCTGTAAAGGCGTCGCCAAGTGATTTGGTAGATGTACCAGTTAGGCCTTCAAATGCAGCCTTTGGAACATCTGCAACGCCTTCAGCAATCCCGCCCACTACTGGAATTTTTTTGACAACATTGCCGGCACCACGAGCCAGCCCAACGCCGGCAGAAATAGGATTTGTCGCGGCGGCTAATACGCCCTTGCCAGCTACACGTCCAACAAGGCCAGGCATACGAGCTAGAGCAGATTCACCGCCAGTTAATGGAACAGACAAGTCCATCAAAACGCTTGCAGGATCTTCTGCTACAGCATGCTGGAACCCCGTCATAGTCCCATAACGGTTTCCATAATAATCACCAATTGCGTTTACGACCGCTTCATTGCGAGCTTTTTCTTCTGCGGGCTGTTCATAGCCAAGAGCGCCTTGAGCTTTTGAATATAATCCGCGACCAATTCCTTTTAGAGCTGTACCAGTTTGTTCCCAATTGGAAGGCAAAAAAGGTTCAACCATGCCATAGGCTGCTTTGCCTGCACTGCTAGGAAAGTTTGTTACTGCTTGTTTACCAACGTCTGTCCAAGCCATTGGGGCTTGAGTTTGCTCAGGTTGCCTCTGAACATATTCTTGTTTCGCTTCTTCAGCACCCGATTTAAACAAAGGATTATTCCCCCCATATTGGGGTGCTGTCGTTGTAGGGGCGGGCGCAGCCATGGGAGAGCTTGCTTTACCCGCTTGTATAAGTTCGCTGGCAAATGGATTGATTGGTTTTTGAACAGGATCCATTATTAAACTCCGCGAACAAAGTAACGGCTAAGGCCTTTGATATGGTAAGCTTGTTGTAAAGCATCTTCAATTTGTTCTGGCGTTAAACGCTCGCCATTTGATGTGCGCCCATTCATCATCTGCGTAAATTGTTTAGGACGATGAGCCATCAAATCAGAAAGAGCATTTTGTTCATCAACATAACGCTGCGCTGTCTTACGTTCAAAATCACGGCCGGCATTAACGAAAGAATTGTTAGATGTTTCGCCCCATTGTTTTAAATGGCTATCAGCATCAGCAGCCCGCATATTTTGCGTCAACATCATTGCGGTCAAATCAGAAAAAG